CTTTTGAAAATGTTATGGATAAAGTTCAATTTGAGAATAAAGAAAAAGCTAAGAAAAACAAGAAGAAAAGAGCTAAAAAAGCAAAGAAGAAAGATAAGATAGATGAATTATTTCCAGAAGGGTGGGATAAAAAGAAATGAGCGAATTAGGAAGTTTAGTAGGAGAAATGATAGCACAAGCCACAAAAGGAACATCTATCATAAAGGCTAGTGTAGTTACTCCACCACCAAACTTGACAATTGAATTTGATGGGCAAGTTATACCTAGCAAGCAGATATATTGCAGTAACTACCTATTACCTCACTATCATAGAGACTATAAGATTGATGGAATTATAGACGAAATAGAAATTGATGTATCTAACTATAATTATGATAATACAACATCGGATACAATGGGGCACGGTATACCAAAATTAAAAGGAAGCGGAAAATATAAGGGTAGCGGAAAATATAAATCTCATAAAGACATTTGGTTTGAAGATACTTTAAAAAAAGGTGATGAGGTGCTTGTTCTTGTTATGGGAGTTCATTATGTAGTTGTTACAAAAATAGTTAAAATGCCTAGTGGAGCAATAAAGGGGGTGTGATGTGGAAAAAGATTTCAATATTTTTTTTGAAAAAACAGAAACAGAAATTGAAGAAATGCCAATTTTTAAAGAGTATGCAATAGACTTTAAAACTGGAGAATATATAAAAGAAGGAAATGATATAAAAGTTTTAGAGAAAAATGAAGCTTTAAAAGTATGGATATTTAAAGCATTAAAAACTGAAAGATTTAGATATACTGATGTACACAGCGACAACTATGGAAGTGAGCTAGAAACTAACATTGGTACTATTTATCAAAAATCTGTAAAAGATGCATTAATGATAAATCAAATAAGAGATACATTGTTAGTAAATCCATATATTTTAGAATGTTATAATTTTGACATTTCTAATGAAAATGAGTATGTTCCACAGATAACCTTTAATGTTAAAACTGTGTATGGAAAACTAGAAATGGAGGTGTAAAGTGAAAGATAGAATAGAATTAAGAAATAATTTTCTGGATAATCTTAAGAATCCACTTTCAAAAATGGAAGGTACTTTCAATTTTGGTATTGCTGCAACTTTTGGAATTACAGCAGAAGAAGTTTATAAAGAATTAGAGTTTTGGGAAAAGCAAACCTTTATTGATACTGCAACAGAAGATGAATATGTTGACAAACATGCGTTAATGTTTGGAGTAAAAAGAAGATTAGGAACTAAGGCAAAAGGGATTTTAAAAGTAACTGGAAAAGCAAACTCTATTATAGAAGAAAATACAATATTTTTAAACAGAGATGGGATAAAATATAAGTCTTTAAGAAAAGAATATTTAAGTCCAACTGGAATTGCAGAAATAGAAATAGAATGCCTTTCCGAAGGAAAAATAGGTAATGCTGCAATAGGAGAAATCACAACTTTTGAAATTCAAAATAGTAATATTTACAGTGTTATAAATGAAAAAGAGATTATAAATGGATATGATAAAGAACCTAATTCTATATTGGTTGCAAGGGCTAAGGAAAAAGCTACAAGACCTGCTCATAGTGGAAATATTTATGATTATGAACAATGGGCTAAACAGGTTGACGGAGTTGGAAAGGTATTAGTAAAGCCTCTTTGGAATGGTAATGGAACTGTAAAGGTATTAGTTGCCAACTATAATAACGATATAGCTGATTCATCGCTAATTCAAAAAGTTAGGGAAAGAATACAGAGAGATGATGGTAGACCAGTTGGAGCCGATGTAACTGTTGATAGTTTTACTGCTAAAAATATAAATATAAATATACAAGTTATATTGAAAGCAGGATATACTTTATCTGATGTAAAAGAAAAAATTGAATCTCTTTTAAAAGCTGTAATAAAGACTGGAAGTGCTACATTTGAAAAAGCTAATAAATCTATATTATCTATTAATCGTTTAGAAAAAGCTATATTAGAAATAAATGGGATTAACGATAACTTTGTAAAAGTAAATAATTCTAATTCTAACCTAGAAATAGCAGAAGATGAAATATTGATAGTTGGGACAGTGGTTATAAATGAGTGATAGATTAATAAAAAAAGTATCTAAAATAGCTAGAAACAGTTTACAAAAAGATTTAATTAGAACATTAGATTTGATGTGTGAGTATGTTAAAAATGATATACAAAAATACAAGGAGCTATTATTTATAGCTTTTTTTAATGAGCAGCAAGTAGCAAATTATGAAAGATTTATGGAATTAGATTATAAAAATGGATGGAGCTTACAAGATAGAAAAGACAGAATTATCTATACTTTACTATCAAAAAATATCTTTACTCCACAAGTTTTAAAGGAACAAGCCAAAATATTCACAAATGGAGAGATTGAAGTTGTTGAAGATTATGGAAACTATTCTTTCATAATTAAATTTACTTCTATTGTAGGAATACCACCAAACTTAGATAATTTTAAGAATTTTATTTATATAAGTAAACCTGCACATTTGAATTTTAGTATTGAATTTAGATATAACACGCACAATCAAGTTGCATATTTATTGCATAATTCTTTAAAAACTAAAACCCATAAACAAGTCTATGACACAAGACTTTATGAAGATAGTGCCGTGATTGGAAAATATCATAAACATATAGAAGTAAATAATTTCAAAAATGATGAACTAAAGACAAAAACACATAAGGAGATTTATGATGAAAGGAGATAGAAAATGTCAGATTTTACAAAACATTTAAGATTAATAAAACCTTCTGGGAATGAATATTATAATGTAGAACAATTCAATCATAATGCAGAGTTGATAGATAAAGAAACAGAGGATTTAAGTAATAAAGTAGCAAAAATTCAAGAAGGAGCAACAAGAGAAAAAGCTGGTATAGTACAATTTGGCACTGAGGAAGGAAAAGCATTAGAAGGTATGATGTTAGCGAGATTAGCAGGATGTATTGGCTATGGTGGAGATATACAAGATGATATAATTAAAAATCCTAATTATATCTACTATGATAGAAATACCAGAAAGATGTATAAGTGTTTAAAACAAAACCAAGATATTTCTGCAAATGTTGCTAATTTTATTCCATTGGATAATAACTCACTTCTTGAGAGATTAGAAAATCTAATTACTTTATACTCTTTAAACGAATGGAATATCTTAGAATTTTCTAATAAAAAAGTATTAATTTCTCTTAGAAAAAAGGCAATGTATTCGAACAACAAATATATTTACGAATTGCCATTTGAAATATCTAATCCAGTTATTTTGACAAGTTCAGAAGATACTGAGAATCAGTTTTTCTTTACAGCAACTATAGAGGAAAATAAAGCTGTGATTAAAAGATGGCCTGGTACGATTTTGACTGGGTGGAATTATTTAGATATTCTCATAATTGGGTATAAAAAAAATTAATCTAAATCAGTTTTTTATATAAAAATCTGAATAAATTTAAAAATCTATACAGAATATAATAGTCCACTTAAAATGGAATATAATAAAAATAGTATTAAAAATTTGAAAGGAGAAATTAATATGAAAACAATTAATTTTTACAAAAAAGAAAAATTGGTCTTTTCTGTTTATGCAGAAAAATTAGAAGATGTTGAAAAGAACCCTATTTCATATTTTCAAGGATATACAAGCGATATGATTGTAACTGACATAACTTATCAATACCCAATCTTTAAAGATGATATATTAAGGGAAATGACAAGAGAAGAGAAATTAAGGGCAAACATTGAAATAACTTTAGAAGATGGAGAAATTATAAAAGATAAGAAAATAATAAAAGTTCCAAAACCAGCTGGAAACCCAAAATATTTAAGTTGGAACAAAGAAAAATGTCAATGGGATTTAGATAACGAAAGAGAATATCAGGATTATATAACACTCATTGATGATTTTAAGGCTAAATCATTAGCATATGGTTTTGATTATAAAGTTGACGGAAAAGAACATAGACAAAGGTGCCGTGATAAAGATATTATTTGGATAGCTATGACAGCTTTATTATTATTTTTAGTAAAAACTTTTATGGGGAAAGAAATAAAAAAAACTTGGTATTTTGAAGATGATTATGGAAAAGAAATGGATTTAATGGGCTTTATTCAATTGATGTTTTTTGGAAGTACTTTTATCCAAAGTGTTTATGATACTGAACACTTTTTTAAGACAAAAGTAAATCCAAAAGAAGTTACAAAAGCTGAATTTGAGAGCAAGAGAAAAGAAATACATTCTAAACTTGCTAAAGGCTAATTTAAGAATTAGAGGTAGTTTTATATAGCTACCTTTTTTTGATGGCTTTAAATGGCAAATTACGAGGTCGGTTTAATAATTTTTTATAAAGGAGTTGATAAGTATGTATGCTTTATCACAAACCAGCTTGGATAAATTAAAAGGAGTACATCCAAATCTGGTAAATTTTTTAAAAGAGTTAATTTTAATAAGCCCTTGGGACTTTAAAGTAACTGATGGGGTAAGAACAGCAGATGAACAGAATAAATTGTATCAACAAGGAAGAACTGTAAAAGGTATAAAAGTAACAAAAGTAGACGGATACAAGCAGAAATCTAATCATCAAACGAAATTTGACGGTCTAGGTTATGCAGCAGATATTGGTGTTCTTGTAAAAGAAAAAGTAAAAACAGTAGTGATAGAAAATGGTAAAAAAGTAGAAAAGATTGTAGAAAAATTAGTTTATAAAGGAGATTGGAAAGATTTTCATTACTATCAAGACATTTATGATACTGCTAAAAAAGCAGGTCTATTAGAAAAATATGGAATTGAATGGGGTGGAAATTGCTGGAAGTCATTTAAGGATGCCCCACATTGGCAAATCAAGGGAGCAGATAAGGTAGCTTTTAAATAATAAACAGTCTGGCCAGATGATTATTATAAAAAAATATTAAAAATTTTAGGAGGCATTAAATGGAAGCATTTGTAGAAAGAATGATTACAGAGAAAGATGAGCTACAAGATAAAGTAACAAAGTTAGAAAATTTTGTTAATGGAGAAAAATTTGAGGAATTAAAAGGGTTAGAGCAAGTATATTTAAAAGAGCAATTAACACATATGAGAGCTTATCTTAGTGTGTTAAGACAAAGAATTAATTTTTATAACAAATAATAGGAGGAAACAAAATGAAAGATTTAATTAACAAAGCAATAGGATATTTGGCAAGTTTTAGTGTTGAGCAATGGATATGGATAGCAGTGGCAGGACTGATTTTAATCTATCTTATTTATAACAGAAAACAGTATGTGAATGTATTTAGACAATCAGTAATTTTTGCAGAAGAAAGTTTTAATCACGGGGAAAATGGAAAGAAATTAGAAGCAGCAGTAAATTTTATACTATTTAGAACTTCTAGTTTACCTTGGGTAGCAAGAATTATAATTATTAAATTTATAAGTAGAAAAAGAATGATTGATATTA